TCAGGTCGCAGCCTTGAGGGCCGCCACCTCTGCCTTGAGAGCCAGCAGCTCATCTAAAACAGCGCTTACGAGGTTGTCGATATAGCCCTTGTTGGTCAGGTCACTGGCCGCAACAGGCGGGTTAGCTGCTGCAGGACAAGAGCCAAAGGACACCTGGCCGCTGCTGTTCTCAATTCGCCAGGCGGATCTAGATGACGGCAACTGGCAGCGAAAGAAGGTCCCGTCGTAGTACAGGTAAACGTCCCGGCCATTGAAGGTTGAAACACCGCCGCTATTGGCAAAGCGCAGCGGGCCGTTCATCACATCGCCAGCCTTATTGACGTAGGTGGTTGCCATCGCAGCACTGAGCACGCCATCGGCCGTCATGCTCAGCCCAGCACCCACCTTGATGCCGCCCAATAACGCAGTTGTCGCGATGGGCAGGACATAAAGGGAGGAGGGCACAAACACCTTGGCGTCAGTGCCCAACCTGGCGCTGTTGCCGGCATCAGCCGACACAGCGCTCGGGCCAGCCGGGCCCTGCAGGTTGGCAGCAAGCGACCAGGCCACCGCTCAGCTCAGGGTGTACACATCGCCCGTGGCGTTATCTAAATACAGATCACCAGGGATCGAACCAGGGATATCTTCTGCAGGAGCGCCGCTGCCGTTGAACCAGCCCGTACCGCGCATGCCCTGGACGCCTGCTGGTCCTTCTACGCCTTGAGCGCCAGCAGGGCCTATTTCTCCTTGAACACCAGCAACGCCAGCTGGGCCCTCAATTCCCTGCGGTCCTTGAATCGAGCCACCATTCACCCAGCTGCTGCTGGCCGCATCCCACACCTGGAAGGAGTCATCGGCCTGAACGATGTAGGCATCGCCCTGGGCTGCACCAGCTGGCAGCTCCGTTTCTGTCGCTACCTGGCCCTTAAAGGTGATGCCCAACCCCGCAGCACCCTGGATGCCCTGCTGGCCTTGAACACCATCAGGACCAATCGGACCCTGGATGCCGGCTTCTCCTTGTGGTCCCTGGACGCCTTGGGCGCCATCAGCGCCAGCAAGGCCTTGCACCCCTTGGGCGCCCTGAATGCCTTGCTCACCCTGTGGACCCTTAAGAGAGCCGCCTGCTACCCAAGCCATGGTCATGCGGGCCAGCAGCCCGGTGTGTCAACAGCAGCTATTGCCGTATTGCACCGCTAGCCGCTAGCCGGTGGCTAACAGCAAGCCACAACTGCGTTCAGCAAAGCTGACTGGACTAGAGCGACCCGTAGGGGATCTTGCGCATGGCGCGCACAGGTGAAATAAATATCTTGGGCATCCAAGAAAACAAACCACTATCCATACTCAACACATAGCAATCGCGCGTATCCCTCTCTGATGATGTCCAGTGGATTAATGGAATAAAGGCTTCCGCCCCGCCCCACTGAAAGGCAGGGTTTAAGCACTGAGCTGGCACGTATGGGGGGAACAGATAGTCACGCCTTGGCACTGCATATGGGTTGATCCCGTCTCCATAGGCTGGATCAGCTACGTTCGGCGTAGCTGTTGGCTTGAGATGGAAGTAGGCAATCTCCAGCTCGTAGTGCGCTGGCATGTACCAGTCGTCGTAGCCGTTGATATTTAGTGCCGCACACCACTGGGCAGCAGGGTGAACACCATTTTGGATCATCCACTCGGTGTTCGCCCAGCCGTCATGCCTGCTGCCGCAACCACCGCTTGGCCCGTAGTCCCTGTAGGTCGGGTTATAAGCCTGCGGGTAAACCTCGGGCATGCCGGTATTAGAGCCGCCGGTAGCACCCGCATCACGCGGCGCGACGATTAGGTAATGGGTGGGGTTGCCATCAGCCGTATGGCTAATCAACCCAGCGAAGTAGCCACCGCCAATCGGTGCGCCAACCTCTGGAACAACAGGCGCAAGCGGCTCAACGCCAAGCGGCACCCAGGTCCCCTGATTTGCCATATAGGCATGGGGAACGCCAGCAAGCACCTGGAAATCACTTGTAGCTGCAGAGCCTTGCTGCCCCGCTGCACCAGTAGGCCCCATGACGCCTTGCGCTCCTGCTGGACCGGGATTTCCTGCAGGGCCTTGCGGTCCCTGGGGACCTTGAGCGCCTTGGCTGCCTTGCACTCCGGGCGCTCCTTGAGGGCCCTGGGGACCTTGAGGGCCAAGGGGCCCTTGATCTCCTTGCGGGCCAGCAGGGCCCTCAGCACCAGGCTCGCCAACTGCCCCTGCTGCCCCAGGTGGTCCAGCAGGGCCTGGTGCTCCTGCCGCTCCTTGTGCACCAGCAGAACCAGCTGGCCCGGCAAGGTTGAGCGCTTCTAGCCAGCTCATTGGCCCGCGCCAGAGGTGGCGTCGTCTTGGCTTATGGCTGAATCAAGGGAGCGGGCCTCAAGGTTTGGATCCAGTTCAGCCATGGCATTAGCGGGCGCAGAAGCCACTGCCAAAACAGCAAGGTTTCCCCAGCGACCTTCTGCAGCTAGGTAGTACTGCGGCACACCTGCATCAACGCGGAACTCGGTATTACAGGCAGCGCCAGCGGGTCCTGCTTCTCCAGTAAGACCCGGTTCGCCTGGGGGTCCAGCGACGCCTGGTGGTCCATCAAGGCCAGCAGGGCCAGGCTCTCCAGGTGGACCATCTATGCCAGTAGGACCCACATCACCAGCTAGGCCGGCAACACCTGCAGGGCCACTTTCACCAGCCGGGCCCGCTGGTCCAGCAGGACCCTGCGGCCCTGCAGGGCCTATTTCACCTGCAGGACCATTTTCTCCAGCCGGACCAGCAGCACCTGGTTCTCCGCTTGCTCCAGCAGCACCTGCAGGACCTGTTGGACCAACAAGGTTCAAGCTCTGGCTCCAGGGCATCAATCAGTTGCAACGTTGCCGCGCGCACCCCTTGGTGCGACCTACTCGCTATTGCCGATCAACCCTCCAGCACGTAAAAGTTGCCGCTGAGGCTGTCCAGGTAGTAGTCACCGGGGTTTGCACCACTGATCGTCAGCGGCGGTGGTCCAGCGCCGTTAAACCAGCGCGTACCGCCGACTGGCGGCATGGCCCAGCTGCCATCAGCGCATAGGAATAAGGAGCTCGAGCCATCGCTGGCTGGCACACCACCAGCACTGGTTCCACCACTCCATCGCGTCAGGCTCCACTGTTGGGTTGTGCTGCCGTCGTAGGCAGCGCCACTTAGGCCAGCACCAGGAATCAAGGGCAGCACAGAGCCAGGTGCTGTGCCACCACCACTGCCATCGGGGGGTGGCGTGACCTCGGGCTGCCAGATCGGGCAGCCCGCCAGGCTCACCAGCACAGAAGCCGTTACGCCATTGCCGCTGAGTTCGGCCTTGATCGTGTAATCCCTACGGCTGGTGTAGCTATGCCGCAGCCGGCCGTTGCCATCGCCGCCAACCGGCCAGGGCAGGGTCTCCGTCACCCCATCACCCCAGTCCACCGTCACCGCATTGGGGGGCGTGTGGCGTGGGTTGAGCAGCAGCTCGATCGGAATCAGGCCGCCCGACTCCTGTCCAGCTGGCTGCCAGCTCAGTTCCAGATCAGCTGCTGGGATCGGCGCACGACCAAACCCGAGCTGCTCCCAGCGCTGCACCTCATTGGGCGGCACCCAGATCGGATGACCCGGGCAACCCACAGGCGGCAGCAGACGAATCAGCTGCGCGCTGATACCGCTGCTGCTGATCGCCGGGGTGCGCAAGCTCAGGGACATGCGGTGCTCCTCCTCAGATCAGCGGGTCATCCAGCAGCTCATTAAGCAGGGGCTCATCGCTCTCCGGCTGGAGCAGCGGTTCAGGCCCTGATGCAGCAGCAGCGATTGAGTCGTTTTGGGTTTCCAATGCGATGGCTTGCTCCACCAGCTCCGCCTTGGTCTGGCTGCCATCGAGCTCCACCCCATAAACGCTGGAGCAGTGCTCAATGATCTGGGCCTTGGTCATCGCCTGGAAGGTCGCACCGAGAGGTGCGCTCAGTGAATCGGAACCGAGAGGTGCGCTCAGTGAATCGGAACCGAGAGGTGCGCTCAGTGAATCGGAACCGAGAGGTGCGCTCAGTGAATCGGAACCGAGAGGTGCGCTCAGTGAATCGGAACCGAGAGGTGCGCTCTGCAGGTCAGCACCGACAGGTGCGACAGGTGCCAAGTCCTCAACGACCTCTGACGGCGGTTGAGCTGACGGGGCCAGCTCCGGCTCCGGCAGCCTGGGCTCCGGCGCTGTCAGACCTGCTGCCGGTTGCAACTGCCAGCCCAGGCTCTGCCAGCCGCCCAGATGCACCGGCCAGATGAATCGGTAGCTGCCCCCCTGCACGATCCGCACCATCCCCTCGGGAATGGCGGGGTCTGTGAGGTCATGGCGAACAAGAGTCGACATGGCGCTCAGGCGGGGATGGTGGCGGTCAGGCCCACGTGCATCCCCTCCGGGGTCTCGGGGGTGACGAGTGCCTTGGCAAAGCAGACCGCCGGCAGGTCCACATCCGCCAGGTCAGCAACGTTGAGCTGGATGTCACGCCCGCTGATGAACGCCTCCACCCGGCCGCCTTCTGCCGGTAGGGCGACGGTGGCGGCCGTGAGCCAGCTACCGGTTGTGCCATCGCGCAGCACCGGCGCCAGCTGCAGTTCCACCTCCACAGGGCCTTGGGCTCCGGGGTGGGAGACCACCAGCGAGAAGCGCGACGCTGCATCGAGCTTGGTGTTCAGCAGCACCTCATCACCTGCGATGTAGGTGCGCTCGCTGTTGCGAATCGCGCTGCGGTTGGTCCAGCCCACCAGGGTGGTCTCCGCATCAATCAAAGGGTTGCCGTTTGCGTAGGTCATCGGTGATCTCCTCAGGCCCCAGCGGGTGTGATGTTGAACAGCCGGCCGCTCGCACGCGGATGCAGCACGGCAAAGCCCACGTACCAATCGACGCGGGTGCGGAACACCGGGGCATCGGGCACCTCGCCCAGATCCCGCACCGAAATCCCATACCGCCCCTGAAAGGGACCCTGCAGACCAGTCACGCCCTGATCGCCAAAGGTGCAGCAGTAGATCGAGCTGGTGCCGCCCGCCTCGTCGTAACCCATCACCTCGACGCCCTGGGCATCGCGGTCCACCGTCAAGATGTCGCAGTCCTGGTAGCGGTGCACCGTCATCCCGTAGGAGTTGGTGCTGGTCTGATACACCCCGCCGCCCATGGTGGAGCGGGCCAGGGCATTGAGCTGGCGGCGCATCGCCTTGCTCATCACCAGCACCTTGCTGCCGCCGTAGGCATTCACCGAATCGATCAACTCATCGAGGCGATCAAAATCAAGCGGGGCCCCGGCAACACCTGCGCCAGCACTGTTGTCGATCGCCATTGCATCACCGGGCTGCAGGCGCTTGCTCAGCCCGTCAAAGGCCCGCGGGTTGGCGCTTGTGTCGCCGTTGATCACCGTCGCCTCCAGCGTCAGACGCATGGAGCGCACCTTCATCTCGATCTGACTGGCGCGGGCCTCAGGGCCCATCAGGTCAACGATCGAGCGATCCACATCCACGTCACCACCAAATAGGTGCACCGCCTCTGCGCGCTGATCCACCACGCCATAGCTCTGGGTGTAGCCCTCGTTGACAGCACGGAAGCCCACTGAGGGCAGTTCCTGCTCGGCGGAATAAAACAGGCCACTGCCGGCGATGTTCATGAACGGCAGCCGGGCGAGCAATTCGCCTTCTGAGAAGGTCTTGAGCACAGCTAAGTGCTCGAGCCGGTTCTCGTATTTGGCTGCCTCGATCAAGGTGAGGCCCATGGCACAGGGGGCGCAGCCCCAAGGAGGTCAGGGGCTATTGCCGACTACCTGGCTTCAGCGGCGCAACCCGTTCTCGCCTTTCCTCAGAGTTGCTCCAGCGGGGTCTGCCGGCCTGGAAGTGTTTCGATCGCTAGTCGTTTGCTGCTCTGGTAGCTCTCGAAGACCAGCGCCAGCACCCGGCCGATCAAAGAGCGCGGGTGTTGGCGCTCGCAAGTGGCCGAACTCCAGAGCCGGCGTCTGATCAGCCAGCGCTTGATCGCTTCTGTAAGCCGTCCGCGGCGGCTTGCGAGCCAGAGAGAGCGCTCCAGTTTCTGTCGCCTGAACTTGCGGCGCTGGTGGATCTCATTCATCACGATGCCGTGCAGCTCCCATTCCACAGAGTTGCCACACTTCTCCCTGTAGTGGGCATCGAGCGCCAGCAGCTTCTCGTCGTCGAGATTGCGCGTCAGCTGGCAGTAGAGCTCGTGGCTCTCAGGAGCGAGGCACATCAACCGACCTATCCGACCTGCTCCACAGTCTGAGCTGAAAGACGTGAAGTGGCGGGGCGGCAACAGCAAAGGATTGCCCTACTGCCATGACCACAACCTCTCCTGCCGCCCAGGCACCGTTCACAGCTGAACGTTGGCAGCAGTTTTGGAACGCCTGGAAAGCCCAGCCCCAGCAGCTCGAGGGCATCGAGCAGTTGCGGCTCGCCGTCATCAGCGCTGATCCGGCGATCCTCACCGAGCCCGCGCCCTGGCGGCAGAGCTTCTCATCGGCACCACCAGCACCCCCGGCACCAGAGCCCTCAGCCCATGCCAATCCCCTGCCGGTGGCCTGGGAGAACCAGAACGACAACGCCTCAGGTACCGGTTACCGCGAATGCTTCTCCAGCAGCTGCGCGATGCTCGCCCGCTATTGGGGCAAGGTCGGCTCTGACGATGAATACAACGCCATCCGCGCCAAGTACGGCGACAGCACTAGTGCAGAGGCTCAGCTATCTGCTTTGCGCTCCCTGGGGCTGACTGCCAACTTCGCGACCAATGGCGATCGCCAGGCCCTGGAAGAGCAGATCAATCTGGGTCGGCCAGTAGCCGTGGGCTGGCTGCATCACGGTTCTGTATCTGCTCCATCAGGTGGGGGCCATTGGAGTGTGGTGATCGGTTTCACCGAGGCGGTCGCCATTCATAACGACCCCAACGGGGAGGCCGATCTGGTGGTTGGTGGTTACACCGCCAACACCAACGGCGCAGGCCAGCACTACAGCTGGAAGAACTGGCAACCCCGCTGGGAGGCCGATGGCAATGGCACCGGCTGGCTGCTCACCTGTCATCCCTGAGCAGCAGGCCATGGCAGAAACACCGCAGCCACTAACACCACTGCCGCCACCCCGGCCACCGTTTGATCGTGAGCGCTTTGTTTTTAAGACCCTTGCGGTGGTGATCTCCGCCCAGCTGCTGGTCTATGGGCTGGCTGCCGGAATCTGCGGCCAGCGATCTATGGCTGGCCGTGCCGTCGGCCAGGTGTGCCCCGGCACGCTGGAGCAGCTGCAGAGAGGCTTTGATTCCACCCTCAACCTGCTGCTGGCGCTGTTGGGGGGAGCGGCCATTTCAAGGGTGGGGCCGCCACCTTGAACGCGAGCGGTCTTCTGCTTTCACAGCCTGGGCCGCAGCACCAGCCAAACAATCAGCAGGATGCTGCCGGTGCTCACCGCCGTAAAGAACCAGTAGGCGTAGGGCGTCCAGGGTCGTGGCACAGGGGTTGAGTCCTGGCGTCACAACCAGCTGCGGTAATGGCTGCGCTGGCGTCTGGCCGCTGTTCGTGCAGCAGCAGTGCCGAACTGGGGGCTGCTGCCGTCCTTGCGGCGACGGACCCAGACCCCTTTGCGGATCAGTCGACTGTCTGCGGCATTGGCCTGGCGGGCTGAGAGGAGGGTGCCGTACCCCGCCTTATGGCGGGCATGGGCTCTAGTGCGGGCCTGAGCAGCTGTGGCAGCCGGCACCACGGTGGCTGTCGAGCGGCGGCTCCAGAACACCAGGTAGTAGCGGCTGGCCATTTGCTGAACGGCTGTGCTCAGCGACGTGGGCTGCGGCCGTTGGTGACAAAGCCAGCCCGGTAGAGCTCACTGGCACTCATCGCCTGGGGGTTGAGCACCTCGCCAAAGCCACCAGCTGCCGCAGGTGCTACACCCAGCCCTGGGCTGCCGGTCATCGCACCGCGCTGCTGAAACAGGAAGCCGTAGACGGGGTGGATGCGCAGCTGATCAAGGAAGTCAGCGGTGCTCAGTGGCCGCCCGTCATCGCCCAGCAACGGCTGGCCCTGACTGTCCAGCGGTTCCAGCACATCGACGCTGTCCTTGCTGGTGGTGAGCCGAAAGCTCTCGCCCAGCTGGCCCTTGAACACCTGAAAAAAGGTGCCGCGCCCATCGCCGCCGGTGCGGCCTTCTGCTTCTGAAAAAGCGCGCTCCAGCAGCCGCTCCTTGCGCAACTCCTGTACGCGCTCATGGGCCGCGTCGCGTTCCGCTGCAACGGCTGCCACCTTGCGGGCGGAAGCCTCTTCCATCTGACGTTCGCGCAGATCCACCTGCTGCTCGAGCAGTTGCTTCTGGCGTTCGGCCTGCTGCAGGCGGGCGTATTCCTCGGGATTGATCTCCGAGAAGCGGGTCAGCTGCTGCCGTAGACCCCGCAGCTCTTTTTCAAGGTTGTTGCTGCGCCTGCGCTCGGCCTTGAGGGCATCGCCGAGGCCGCTGCTGGGCTGGATCTCGCTTGTGCTGGGCTCGTCTGCATCAGCCAGAGCGATGCCGGCTTGGCGCTCAGCGGGTGGATAGTCAGCAGTGATGTTGCTCTCTAGTTCAGCAGTCTCCTGATGGTGCTGCTCATGCAGCTCGCTGCTCTCGTCAGTTGTCCTGGAGCTGTTGTGAGTTGCGGTTGTGGCCATGACCCGTCTCGGCTGTCAGTGGGAGCGGCAGCCCATCGCGGCGCTGCCACTCCCTGTTGCCGAGGCATCAGCTGAACTGTTCGAGTAGATCTCCACAGTGCGAGTCGTCTACATGGCGATACCGCTGCCATAGAAGTCTTGGCCCTCCGTGAAGATGAGAAATTTCAGTTCCAGACCAATCGCTAGTGCAACTGAGCTGGATGCCACCAATCAGGCTCAATGCTGAAGGTGTCTGAAAAGTGCAGTTGCTAGAAAGGATGTTCAGCAATGGCGGGCAGGTTGAGCACCTACGTCAACAACAGATTCGCCAGCTAGCTAGAGCTCATAGCCGCAAGCGTTGTGGCTGTTCCAATTCACGGCCGTAGCCATCAGGTCTGGACAGAGAGTCGATTCTCAATAGCGATGCGCCGGCGATATCCAGCTAAAAGGCCGATCCAGACGGGAGGATGGCTTGCAAACCTCGATCGAAGCGTCAGCCTGACGATGAGGTGGAGGCAGCCGGCCACTGGGAGGGCCTCAAGAGCCAGCAGCAGGCACCAAAAGTTCATCTAGGGGCAAATGGCCTGAAGGCAGTACAGCAGCGGACACTGGCACTGGTCAGTAAGGGCTGGCGGGGTGCTGCCGTCTGAGAAAACACCGCAAATGCGGCATGGATTTCAGGGATTACAGCGTAATGCTGACTGGTCTGCGCGCCACCGAACCCCACATAGCCTGAAGCAACGCCTCGACAGGCTGCCCACAACAACCTGAGCGAAAATTTTAAAGCCACTTCCGAAGAAGGAGTATTGACCTCAAAATTACTTAGTCGTAAACTAGTTTTAGAATTAGTCAAGAGTAACCATATTGGCTGCGCCCTTGAGAGGCCGCATTACAGTATAGCCAATGCTTCCATTCACCTTCCCTGACACGTATATCTCGGCAGTACACGCCCTGCCACTAGCAATTTTTAGAGGCAGTTCAAGCGGCTCCTTCAATCTTCCATCTTCCACGGGCTGATCGGATCTCAGCGCATTAAGCTTCCAGAGCGCAATGACAGAGCTGATAACCTTATCATTATTACATTGTGGCAGGTCTAGCCTAGAGGTAATAACCAATGCGCTAGCCGATAGACCTATTAACATGCCAGACAAAGCGTATTTAAGCACCGATATTTTTTTCATGTCGCTTCTCCACTGACACCCGGCAAAACAAATGTTGCAAAGAAAGTGTCACCTACTCTGTATTTATCAGAAGGAGTGCTTGTCACAACAAAATCTAATCTCAATCTTGTGCTTTTGGGCTTCCCATGCACCACCTCTCCGCTTGTCCTAGCTTCCATGGGCGTGCTGTAATCGTCGCTATAAATAAATTTCCCAGAATGATTAGTAATCGTGCCAGTTACTGTAATTTCGTCGTTGCCATTCTTAATAAGAAATGAATACTGAGCTGTGCCATTTGATTCTCCAAGCCTACTGAATCCAACAAGCCTGCCCTTGCCATCCAAAGTTGATATTACCAAGGGCACATCATTGAAATACATAGCATTTCGCTCTGCCTCCTCTCGGAACTGTCTCTGGATAGATTCTTCTTTCTCTTTCGCGATGGCAATATTGCGTCGGTCTCTAGAAAGGTCAAATACAATTACTGTAAGTTGCTGAGCCAATATTTTTTCTGCTTTTTCCCTCTCAGCGAGTCTTGCCAAACAGATTGTGCTTGAAATGCTAAGAAAGGCTACCGAGCAAAAGAGAAAAAGAGTTGATAAATTTTGCCTCTTGATGAATTCTAAGGACCGAATGCGTGCAGAAAACAGTTTAGTCATAATAAACAGGCAGCAGAGTTGCGGGCTTAACAGCTTGCAGTGCTCCCTCCTTTTTTAATAAGTGAAGCGTTCCATGACACGTTAGTCCTGTGCCACCAATCCTTTCTTGCGGAGTAGAACTTATAATCTTGTATCCCTCCTGGTAAGGGTTTCCCGCAAGATTGCTGCACCGACTAGATTTCTCCTCGTCCGTATAATAACTCCCCTGCCAACTATTGTTCCACTCCCAGACGGCATAAGAACTCGTATCATTTTCAATCAATCTTTTCTTTGCGGTCTCAACAAGATCGGAGTCCTGCGTAGTTAGTTCAGATGATGGCAATGGTGATAGCAGCCCATATACAGAGGCATGATCATTATTTATGTTTGCCTCCTTTGCCAATTCCGACGAGAATTCGACATCTCCTGCCTTTTTGCGAAGAAACGGAATACTGCTTAGCCTTTTGTCCAAATATGAATTTCCAGGACCTTGCATGACAGAGCTCATAATCTTTCTCCAGTCCCCAATCCGTTTGCATTGAAGTATTGTTGTTTCGCTGCCATTCTTAATATTCATTTTGCCAGTGTTTCCATCCAAAACGAGGGACTGCTTTAATCGTCCGCCTTCACCATTGTCGGCAGTCCCGCTAATAGCAAAGCCCCCTTCATCGGTAACCTCATGGGAATAGCTGTCACTGAGTACCCATCCTGACGGAAGTTTTTGGAGAGGGTCTTTGGTGTTGAGTATGGTTGAGCTCCTGGATTCATCTGAGCCGCCAATCCCGATAGTGTCGGCCGGTGCTTGGATAATATATTCATACGGCTTAAAAACATATTCCTTCTTGGAGCTGGGTTCTTTATCGCATTTCCAGGTTGTGACCTCGCCGACTGCGAATTGGCTTATGTCCGTACTACATCCTGAGGTTGCGCTTGCAACTAAAATAGCGACTAACGCGGATAGATTTTTGCTTTTTTGATTCATGACAAAATATAAGCCCCTCACAATTTACACCATATACTGGTCCGACTCAGAGGTCCCAAGCGTTTATTCGCGACTTAACTTCGGGAGCGAGGTCGACTCACGTTTCTGGACAGTGCCCGCCGATGACCCATATGGGCGCTAGCTACCCGGCTCGCCTTCCTTGAGCACGACAGTGAACCGATGTCCTGGGAGCAGTTCTTTGGCAGCCTGGAGGGCCTCGGCCTTATCAGCAGCGAAGTCCGGCGTCACCGCGATGCCCTCGGGCAGGTCAGCGATTACGTCGAATAGCGGGACCAATGCCGTCAGAGCGGTACTTGAGCTGCCATGCTGCAGGAACAGGGTTGCATATTGATCAACCATGCAAGCCGCTGCACTTCTTGCCAGGTCGGCTTTGCTCGCAATGATGATCGATATCCCGCCACCCCTGCTGGGTGTTGAGCTGCCAGCCGTGGTTGTAGCTCTTGAGCCCGCCGATATCGAGAAGGCTTCTGTTGATTCTTTGATCGCTGCCCTACCTACCCCCAGCATCGACAAGATATGGGTCAAGGTGCGTCACCCCATCAGCGTTGAAGAGCTATCCAGCAGCCTCAGACTTGATAAAGATCTCATCGCCAAGCTCAACGACGTCAACGAAGACCACCATTTTCGTCCAGATGATTGGCTTGTTGTTCCCAGTCAGCAATTGAGGCAGATAAAGCAGCTTGCAGCGATCGATACCAGCGATCTGCGTCGCACACCTCCTCTTCAGTCCTTTGCTCCTGTGGAGGAACGTGCTGTTGTGCGCTTTGGGGACACGGTCGTAAAGATTGCTCAGCGCTATGGATTGACCCTGCAGGAACTGCTGCGTCTCAATCCTGGCCTCGAAACCGCACGCCTTGTCGTCGGTTCCCAAGTACGGCTTGCGCAGGCTTCATCCGGCCGCACCCGCATGGTGCTGGGGCTCAAGCCAACCACTAGTGGCGGTATCAGCTGGCCCGAACTGCCTGAATATCGAAGTACCGGTAGTGGAGTAAGTACAATTGGATTAGTTGGGCCATTCAAGAGAAACCCCTCTGCATTTGCACGTTTTTTAAACAGTAAGCCAAGAATCTGGGAGGATCCCTCGCTCAGAACATATTTCTACGACCTATACAGTTGTTACTCATATCCGGCCGACAATTCAAATGCCATGCCTCCAAGCTATCGATGCGATGGTGGATATGTTAGTTATTCTGATAATCTTGGACCACGCCGATGCAGGCTTGATTATGTTTCATGGTCCTGGAGCAAAGGCCAATCTTTTAAAGCTTTGGGATGCAGGTAGTCAAGTATTCAAATGCCACTCTTCCAATGCTGTTGGATGGCATCGGAAAGTCACTTCTCGTGTTCCTTGTTTAACTCTTTCGTCACACCCTCTGCTAGTCGATCTTAAGTCGGGGGCCATAGGGATAGACTGCAGTGATCACTCATATCTATTGCCTCTGCAGCACTTGCATTAGCCTCAGTCACGGCCCTTGTCCACTGTGGTGTCCTTGATGCGAGCGGCTATCATGGTGGGCCAGTCTTAGCAGTCTTCACCAACGGTCTGCTAAATCCAGCTTCGTCACGACGATTGCGGTCGGCATAGTCACAATAGCGTAACTCTGCTTGCAGCTGCACGCCTAGGCGCTAGGACTGACAAGCAAAAGCACTTGCCCTTCTCATGCAAACAGAATTGCTAACCACCTTTCTTTTGTTGTTTCTACCTTTGGTATGCGGCATGCTGACCGGCATGGTCGCTCACCAGAAAGGCCATGCGTATTGGGTCTGGCTCGGGATAGGAATACTGACTGGTCCGCTGGGATTGATTGCCTCGGCGGGTCTACCAGATCGACATCTGCGGCGCCTTCTGGGTGAGAAGCTGTGACCGATACGTCTATGCCTGCTAGGTGCTCTGCTGGCAAAGCCCTGCGGTGATTGCCTGGCGGGTCAAGTGCCGGGTTCTCCTTCCTTGAGCACTAGCGTGACCCGACAGTCTTGGAACAGCTGGCAGCCTTGTGGTCATGGTTCCTTGGGCTAAGCTGCTAGATATAATTGTTGCTCAGGTAATGACTGGTGCCTCCTGGCAGCAATAGCCACCACGGCAAGATTTAGCTATTTTAAATGAACTAGATTTTTGTAGAATGGATTACTCACTCATTACATCCATTTTACTCATCACATCATCGGCTCAAGCCGAAACCTTGACATGTTCACCAGTGGGATCACTGCGCTGCCAATTAGAAGCTCTTGATCGCCTGGGAGCCAGACAAGTACCGACCAATTCTACACGGGAAGCGAAGGCGAAAATAGACCCAAGGCGTTCGAGTCAACCCTCAAGAGTATACGCAATAACTGCCGAACGAAGAGCATTCCTAAACCTAATTCGATATTTGGTATTGACTTGGGATGAAGGCAATGATTCTGGCTATCTTGCGCAGGGCATAGCCCAGGCAGAAGCCATTGGCGCATATCAAATTAACACAAAAGCATACGAGCAAGCTCTTCTCGATCTTTGGGGCTCCAAGCGCAACAAACAAAATGAATCCGTTGCACCAGTGGTACAGGATCAGGTTGCGCTTTATCTTGTGGATAAGAGTGGCGCGCTAACTCAGATCGATAAAGCTTTTGCAGGCGAAGAAGAAATGAACGCCGCAATTGCCGCTGTAGCCAGCCTGTTCCCGGTCCAAGCAAGCAAAGTCAATAAAGCAAAAACTACTTTAGCTGGAGTTAGTGCATTTTCTTTCTATTCAACTAATATCTCCGGTCTGAAACTCAGTAGTGAGCTTGTAACTACTGTCCATTTCGGCGACACGGTCGTAAAGATTGCTCAGCACTACGGCTTAACCCTGCAAGAGCTGCTACGTCTCAATCCTGGTATGGAAACTGCACGGCTTGTGGTGGGAAGCCAGGTCCGCCTTCGACAGGCGTCTTCGGAGCGCACTCGCATTGCTCCTCACCAGCCACTTTCTGAGCCACTGCGTCCAGAGCTGCCGTCCAGACCACCCGCCCGTTTTGATGCCTCTCTAGATGAACTGGTGCATGATGGGGTGGTGAGTCCGGTGGAGCGAGCGCGGATCCGTTCGTTGTCTGACGAGAATCCCAGCGTGTCAGCTCATCAGCAGGCCTGCAGTGTCGGCGCCCTTTCCCAGCAGGAGTGCAGCAGCGGATTGGTGGTGCGCTGGCGAGGTAGCAGCACTATTAGTGGTCCTGCAATTAAACCGTTAAGTCCAAACGAGCAAGCCCTACTTAATCGCATTCGATCTAATAGCTACACGCCACAATGGCGTACCTATGGGCAGTGCAAATACGACTGGGCCGGGTGGAGACTGAACTCAAATGGCACACGGACTACCGCAGCTGAATGTGGGGGCTCTGCAACGCGCTTGACGGTAGGGGTGAGCTGTGATCGCCTCTTGGTTGCTGGATACACAACTTCATCGGGGTGGAGCAAGTGGAAAGAGCCTGCTGGGCCGGGAAATAAGTCACGACAAGGAGAAGATGAGATGGTGGCTGCGCTCTGTGCAAACGTCTGAGTGCCGTAAGTGTTCATTCTCTTCAATGTGATCTTCGGTGAGTTGGCTCTCAACTCCTGGTGGGCTTGGGCATGCCCCAGTCAGCAGAAGAAGTCTTGGGTCATTCGTTTGCATGAGTTTGAGTTGGATGTAAGGGTTTTTTAGGTTTTTGCTCCTGCTGCTGGCTGAGGTATCAAGCCGTAGCCTCAACCTCCGCTCACTCCAGCCGATTCGGCTTGAGCGTGCCAAACACCCGCTCACCAATCAGCGGCTGCACCAGAGCGCCGATGCCCCCTGAGCCATAGCTGGCACCGAACTCCAGCACGGTGAACAAGGTGTACTGGGCATAGGGATCGACACCCGCATCACCTGCGGCATTGAGCAGGGTTAGATCACCAAGCCAGATCAAGCCTTCACATGGAGCCACAACGGTTCTGCCAGCAGTGGAAACACGCCGGCCGTTCTGACTCCACTGCAGCTCCCTACTCAGCCAGATCGCACCAGGGTTGGGAGGCAGCCGGGTGGCACGGCAGATCATTCCTTGAAAGGTGAAGTCACCGGTATCAACACCAGGGCCGTTGTCTCTGGCGGTGATGTAACGGGAGCGCTCAAGAAAGCACTCGAGAACGTGGCTTGCCACCACAGCAGAGGTGGTGTCACCAGGGATGGCGTTTTCGCCCAGCAGCAGCCGGGCATTGGCAAACGGCTGCAAGGGGGTGGGACCCCACAGAGTTGTATTGCGCTGGTGCTTGCCACTGGTGAACTGGCGGGGGGAGATCATCAACCCCGCAGCAAGGCCGTGCCTCCAGCCATCCCTGGGGCAGCGACGCTGAATTGCATCCAGCTGCTCAAGCCCGGCAGGAGCAACAACAGCTGCTCGCTGTAGCGGCGGCGTTGATTTAGCAGCGCTGCGGCTGGAGAAGCAGAGTTGGCATAGACGGTCTCCCGGTCCTCCCGCAGCAACGCCGTGTCGTAGGCGATCACATCCGCCTTTTGCAGTGGTGCATCACCGGCGGCTGCCACCGAACCAGCGATTGGACCGGAGCGGCTTGTCCTCTCGATCGCCTGCTCCTGCTCAATACCTCCGGCCAGCAGGTGCTTGTCAATTAAGGCCACCGCATCCAGTAGGGCCCGGGCGCTGAGCACCCCGGCCGGGTGCTGACGCTCCAGATCGGCCATGGCACGGCCGATGGCATCGAGGCAAGGCACCGTCGCCGGTAGGGCCAGGGCCTGACGAATGGCTTCGTGGTCGCTCGGTTGCCAGGCGGGCGCACCAAAAGGTTTCCCCTGCAGTCCTGACTGCATCTGCGTCATGTCGTTGCCGGGGAAAGACCGGCTGTATCTCCCAGCCATTGCCGCAGGGCCTGCTCGCTGATGATTCCCCGCTCCTGCAGTTGCAGCATCTCGCTCACGGTTGGTTGGGGCTTGGGTGCTGGTGCAAGCGGGCTGATCTCAACCGTCAGGGCAGGGCCCTCCTGCACGGGTAGCGGTTCACCGGTGATGGCGCACCAGTGCTGCAGCAGAGAAGAGAACATCGAGGCCTTTTGTATCGCCTGGCTTTGCAGCAGGGCATAGGCCTGGGAGGCCGCCATCGAGATCTCCATCGCCGTGCGTGGTGCACCCTGGGCGGCAGCGGGGATCAAGGCATCACGGCGCATGCCTTGATCTAGCGATTCGAGCCAGGCCCGGTGCTCGGCTAATGAGCGAGCCTGGATCTCGACAAACTGAAAGCTGGCGCCCTCCGGTAGATCAATCACGGTGTTCGGTCCCAGCACCACCGGCTCACCAGCTGCGCTGGTTCCCATCGGGCCAGTAACGCCGGTTCGTACACCCACCGGTAAGGCGGTCCGATACAGCAGCTCCTGGTAGTCGCTCTGCCTGCAGAAATGGTTCAGGTACTGGTGCGCCAGCCCTAGGTGCGGCAGCTCCCCATTGCCAAAGGCAGAGCCGTGGCTCGCGTACCAGATGGCTGGCAGTGCGGTGAGGCCTAGGTACTGGCGTTGGTCGATCACCTGCCGCTTCCAACCTGACGGGGCCTGGCGATCTAGGACCAGCTCCTCTGTGGTGAGTTGCATGCCCACGCCGGGCTCCAGCGCCACCGTGCGGAGATGCCAGTGATCGGGAGAAATCCCTTGGCTAAAGCCACCTGGGGGTTCCAGGGAGGCATCAGGTGCTCCCACGGGGGAATTGGGCAACCGCTCCCGCCAGGTGATCGCATCAGGCAGGGCGTGGTTAGCCGGCAGGTGCCAGTTGAGAACGTCACTCCGCTCCAGCAGCAGCAAGCGGGGCAAGGAGCTCCGATCGCCATTGCGCAGGGCCTGCTGCCTATCGCCCTCGCTTGGCCAGCTATGGCCGGGGGGGATAACCCCGACCAAGGCCGCGCCGTCACGCAGCACCGCCAGATCAGCAGCTTCTAGGAATACCCCCAGATCGGTGCCGCATCCATCCACATCGCTGATCACCGCCTGCAGAGAGGCCGGCAGCGCGCGCCAGTGGCTGGAGGCCAGCATCCCGGCAAAGGTGCGCAGGGCATCACGGAAGAAGCCTGATGGCAGAGCTGCTTCTAACCGACGTTGATAGGCGCTTTCCGGTTCCCGTTCACCCCGGATCAGGTAGTGCTCCCTGCGGTCTGAGCCATTGGGGTCAGCCAGCAGGTGCCAGCAGTCGGCCACCAGTTGCAGGCGCGGCAGCAGGGCCGCCAGGGTTGGATGCAGGAGCCAGGGGATTGGACCAGTGGCCAGCGACAGCAAAAGAGATGAGCAGCTGCGGGCTATTGCCGGCGGGAGCAATTCACTATCAGCCAGGGGGGGGCTTGGGGAGGGGTGGCTGCCGTGATCGTGTAGCTGATTGAACAGGTGGTTATCGGGCTCGACCATTCAGCTTTTGAAGGAACAGGCAGAAGGGCACTTGCAGCGGCCTTGCCGCTTGCCGATGCGTAGCCACGCGGCTACAGTTGTCCTGTGGTCGAAGTTCGGCAGACAGAGCGGTTCGCTCAATGGCTCGAGGATCTGCGTGATCTCAGGGCTAGGGCGCGTGTGCAGGCCAGGATTGAGCGTCTCATTGGCGGCAATCCTGGTGACATCAAGCCTGTTGGGAGTGGCGTCTCTGAATTACGGATCAACTACGGCCCTGGATACAGGGTTTACTTCCAGCAGAAGGGCTCCACATTGATCATTCTCTTGGCCGGTGGCGACAAGGCATCTCAGCCAAGAGACATTGATGAAGCACTGTCGCTGGCTCGCCAGATCAAGGAGAACGGTTGATGGAGATCAAGACCCTGCCTTACGACGTCGCTGAGACACTCAGAACACCCGACGAAATGGCGGCCTACCTCGAGGCATGCATTGAAGAAGCTGATGGTGATGTGGCCTTCATTTCCAAGGCTCTTGGCGATATTGCCCGTGCCCAGGGCATGACACAAATTGCACGCCAGACAGGGCTCTCACGCGAAAGCCTGTATAAGGCGCTATCTGGTGATCGCAGCCCTAGTTTTGACACTGTGCTTAAGGTGATCGCTGCGCTTGGGTTAAAGCTCAGCGCCGGTGTTCAGGAGAAGGCTGAGGTGGCCTGAGTTCAACTATGACAGCCAGAGTCTGCGATGTTTGTTTGTTGAGCGGGGCCTTCGAAAGCACCACTCGAGTGGACAGTAATTGACAAATTCCGACTACATGCAGAAATCTTTGCCTGCCACCCACCGGCAGTATGGCAACCATATTTAAGTCTCGCCTAGCCTCAAGATGCCTAAGCAGACATGGTCAGCCGTTAAATCAGCGGTTATCAAGCTGAGCCACGACGACCTGCTCAGCCTTGTCGCCGATCTCTACCGACTCTCCAAGCCGAACCAGGCATTTCTCCACGCTCGCTACGCGGATGCGGAGGCTGCGATGGAGGATTGCAAGAAGATCATCTCCGATTGCCTGTATCCGGATATGCAGCGCGATCGCCCTCTGCAGGTCGCAAAAGCCAAAAAGTCTGTTGCCGATTTCTGCAAGGCGGTCGCTGAGCCAATGCGCCATGCCGAACTCATGGTGTTCTTCTTGGAGCAGGGCAATGCCTTCACTGTTGAATTCGGCGACATCGATGCAGGCTTCTACGACGCCTTGCTCGTCATGGCCAGCCGCGCTGTCCAGGCGATCTGCGTACTGCCAAAGGAAAAGCAGGAGGCCTACGGGGAACGGCTCGCCGAGGTCGTGCGCTCGTCTTCTTGTATCGGCTGGGGCTATCACGATGGACTCAAGCAGATCTACTCCGCTGCCTTTCCTGACCGGAATTGACGGCCACTCCGGGCAAGAGGACATCACTCAAAGGATTCATCCGTTTGGCTTAGCGCCATCGCCACCACCCGCACTGAGCAAGCCGCTGCAATCTCAGCCCAACGTTCTGGTGTTAGCCCCAACTGCTCGGGGATCTGATCTGCGGCTATGCCCTGCCGCAGCAACTTCTGCCCCCTGGCATGCAGCTCTCGCCAGCGGCCTGGAACTGAAATCAGAAAGCCCTTATCGCGCAGATAGTGGGTGATTTCGCCATTCACAAATGGCCTGGCATAAGCGATGAAATTGGAGCAGCTGCGGTTTACCCGCTGGCTGTCGTAGCGGCGCGACGCCTTGATCAGCCCGATCGCTGCCAGCTGCTCCAAGTCTTCTTTGGGGTGGCCGGTGCGGCGCGCGTAGTTAGCCGCTACCCGTGAGGCAAAGGGCAGGTGCTCGAGCACCAGCGCATCTGCAGCGGCATGGATCGAGCGCCGCGATTGCCTGCGGCAATGCTTTGGGTGCCGCTGGCTGCTGCCGCTCCCTAGTCCGCTTCCCTCTGACGGATTCGGCCGTGGCGCCCGTTGTTGATGGATTGCAATGGTGCCGCTCATGACGCAGATGCAGTGGAAGAAAAAGGCCTGCCTCTTGGTGGGCTCAGCGGGAGAAAAGCAGCGGCCTGGGAGTAGCCCTGCCGTTGCCCCGCCAGTGCTGGTTCTGCAGCCAGATCACGCCCTGACAAAAGGCATCCACCAAGTCGTCGTGGGCGGCATTGGGGAACCCCAGCAGCTCGGTAATCAACTCGTCATTGCCGCCCTGGCAGAAGCCCAGCTGCCCTGCCTCCAGCAGTGGTGCGACGGCATGGGCGCGGGACACCTTGCTGCCTACTGGCCGCACTGAAATCAGTCCAGGGATCTGACGCTGGAGCAGCTGACAGACCGCCGGGCCATTGGCGGCGTCTTCTATCAAGACTGCATCAGGGGTAAGGCCCTGCAGAGCCAGAGAGGCCAGGGTCTCGCTGAGGGCTTTGACGACACCGGGCAGATCGAGGCGCTGGTGGCGAGCCCAGAGCACTTCGATCAGGTGGGCGCTCGCTCCGGCACCCTCCTGAGTGGGTGGGGGTAGAGCAGGGATATTTGCGGCACTGCGGTGCAGCTGCTGTCCTTGAACTCTGGCTTCCGCCGCAGGATGGCGCTGCTGAGGCTCTGCCACCAGGCCCAGCAACACAAATGCGCAGTAGTCGTTCCCCTCTCCCCCCTTAAAGCTGAGATCGCAGCTGAGCACCAAGGGGGCATAGGCCTTCTGGCCCAGGCGACCTTGGTGCTGGCTGCTTGGGCGGCGTTGCGGCACTTGCCGCAACCACTGCCGCTGAAACAGCAAACCGCCGGCCGGAGATGGTCGCTGCTGGTAAAGGGCATTCCACCAGTAGCTGCCGGCGCGGATCTTGATCTGCTCAAGCTCAGCCAGGGGAAACCGCTCCGGGCAGAGGGGCTCACCGGGTTGGCGCCAGTCCGGCTCGAGCGTGCAGGTGGCCGGGAACTGCAGCTGCTGCTCGGGCGGCTCGGCAGTGGCCGGCAGGTTGAGCACCTGCCAGTGCTGCGGTGCGTCGCCGCTTTCCTGCTCCAGTAGCCAGCCGATCAGGTCGTCCTGATGCCAGCGGGTCAGCACCACCACCTGTGCTGCAGAGCCAGCCCCAGGCCTCTCTTGCTCCTGCTCCTGCCCTTCTCCCTGCCCAGCACTTGGGCCTTCATCTGCAACACCCCATCGCGTGGCCCCCCCTGGGGCCCCGGGTTCCGATCTAGTCAGCCAGACGGACTGGAACCACTCGATCAACTTCTGGCGCTGGCCGGCGGAGTTGGCATCTTCTGGGCCCTTGTAAGGGTCGTCGATGATTCCCAGCGCATAGCCCTTGCCGGTAAATGGTCCCCGCACGCCGGCGGCAATGCAGCCGCCACGCTCAGGGGAGAGCCAGTTGCCCACGGCGGTGGAGTCCTTGGAGAGGGCATGGCCGCAGGCCCGGTAGTAATGCCGTGCTTCCCGGCTGTGGGCGTAGGCCAGCTCGGCTGAATAGGAGGCAATGGCGCAGAAGCGACTCGGGTAGCGGCTCACCCAGTAGGCCGGGAAGAGTTTGGAGACCAGCAGTGATTTGCCCAGCCGCGGCGGACAGCAGACGATCAGGCGATTGAGCTGGCCATCGGCCACCCGCTGAAGCAGGGCAATCAACCGCTCGGCCCAGATGTGAAAGGCGTAGCCGGGGTAGGCCGCGGAGATGAAGTCGCGGAAGCTGCGCGGTGCTGTTTTGGTCGCCTCCATGGCTGGGGCGCGGTAACCCAGCACGCCGGCATCGCGCCAGGGATCGCCATGGTCCGTGGAACCCAGCAGGCCACCGACCAAAGCTGCGCCCTGGCGATCAGAAAGGGATGCCGCCGTAAGAGAAGAGGGCATCAGGCGGCAGCCGTTGGTTTGACCGGGGCGCGGAGCATGCCAGTGATTTCCGCCAGCACCCGATGGGCGCCCACCGAGGCGGAGAACTGCTCGGCGTCGGCAGCACGACGAGCCACGTCCTGTAATGCGTAGATGGCTTCTGCCTGATGGACCAGCCGGTCTTCCACCAGCTCCTCCACCATGCGAGAGCGGGCCACCCGCAGGTACTTCTTGAGGGTCGTGTAGGAGGTCATCTCCCACAGCAGCGCTGCTTGGTCGCGGATCATCAGCGCGGGTTGGCGCTGCGTCAGCCATAGCTGGAGCGTGGCGATGCGCTGCTCCACCTCAGAGCGGCTGGGGCGTGGCGAGACGCTCTGCTGCGGAAAGCGCTTGCTGACACCAACAGCGGACGGATTGCGTTTGCTGCGTCCCCTGCCTTTGTGCCCCGGCGGCGGCTCGGGCCAGATGGGGTTGCCGTCTGCGTCCTCCAGGGGAGCGGAATTGCGCAACACCTCGATCGCTGGGTCTTCTGGTGTGATCTCGCCAAGTGCCGCCATCAGCGCCAGACGCACTTGCTGGCGTGGATCAGCAGTCGGTTGCGCGGGGTTCGTAGTAGTTTCCTGAACTAACGAACCCTAGGGTACACAGGAAATGCAGTAGGGGTTAGCAGTACTGCATTGGGAAGGTGTTGACTGTGCGAAAGGATGGCATGGCCTAACACGTATCAGTAGCGTTCACTAATGGATTGTCCTCGGCTGTCGCTTCCACGCGTCGCGGGCCGAACCCTTATTAAAGAGTTGGTTTTTTGTTGACAGCAATGCAAAATAGTGCTACAAACAAGAAAGATTTTTTCACTGAATGAAAAAATCAAATTTAGTTGTTGCCGCCTCGCGAATCCTTATTGGCGCAAATATTTTCATGGGTATTTTATATGCCCCCTCTCACGCACAGTCCAAGAAGGCAACACCTGTAATCAAGAACTCTTTTGTAGTTGTTGATTCGTGTCCGAGCGCAGCGCAATCACAATCAAGTGGACAATATGCACCATGCACTTATTTTTATGACAGCATAACAGCAATGACCAAAGAAAAGTATGGAGACAAACAAAAACCTTGGTTTAAAGTTAAAGCAGGTGTCGCCAAGTATGCCGAGAAGGAAGGATATGCCCCTCCCAATGGAGGAATGACTTTCATTAATACACTTTCTGGCAATGCTATTATCAAGGATTTTGCAGATAGTATTAATTCGTCGTCCAAGTCGCTGGGAATTAATTATGTAGTGTCATTTTATCTGCTTCGTTCAGATGTCAAGTTTGATTCTTCCTATAATGTTGGTTTCATGGGTTTTGGAGGCGGCTCTAAAGTCAAATGGACCCCCATCTTTGAGCTCCAATATAAAATAACTAATTCGACCAACGGGAAAATAGTTGATCAAGGTGTATTGACGGGTGATAAAATAGTCGCAGAAGACAAGGACACCTTTAATGCATTTAGTTTTTCGGGAGTAGCCAAAGGTGGATCAGATACTGATACAACCAAACTGCAAATGGCAATTGCTGATAGCGCAGCAAAGCAACTTCTTGAGAAATATGAAGCCATTACTGCAGCACCTAAAAAATAGTCTTTGTCGTGATCCCAAAGACAATGTTTAAATTTCTTTTTAGATCATCAACATTTTTGAGTTTACTATTGGTTTTAAACCCGATCCCAGCATATTCACAGTGGTGGGAAAGAGGTAGAGGTTTTCAGGACTCCTCACTCTATGCAAGGACCTATTGCTATGGTAGAGGAGATAAACTGTCACACGATGAAGCGCTATACGTTGCTTTTATGATCGACAAGCTTGACCATTTAAATGAAAAAGAAAAGAAGGAAAGAAGAAAGAAAATCGCGTCTATTATTTTGCAATATATAGCAGGTAACGAGGAATATGCCGGATGTAGAAAAGCTCATACTGCAGAACTCATCCAAAGTTCTCGTTAATCGCCCCTATTAGCAATAATGAGTTCCGGAAGTAGCGATAAGGGCAGGCTTTTGTCTTTGTAAGATTCACCATTTGCCTCCACACCTTCAGATTTTAAAATTTCGTATATTGACCTCCTTTCTCCCATCTCAAGAGCTGTAATTGCGGGCAGCTCCCACATCATTCGATTGACTGGCTGCTGGTTCTTAAATCTAAAGTCAATTGCAACTTTGTTCCCGCCGTCTGAATACCCAATAAGTATGAAATAAAAGTCTGTATTGTACCCAAGCTTGTTTCCTGCAGTACCTCCGAGCACGCCTCCAGCTATTATACCGGCCGGGCACAAGATAATAGTCCAGCAAGTTGCAATCGCTCCAGCAACGGCGCCAGCAACTGCACCACCACCGGCTCCAGCAGTAGCAACAGCTTTGTCATATTCTTGCGTGCCACCTCTCAGCCAAACAACAACCCTATGACTTGGTATCAACCCTTTTGGCGTAGTTATTTTGTCAGGTGCTATTTTAATAACGCAATCATTGTTGCCACAAATAGCATGGTATTCAGCCGCGTAGGTGCTGGAGAAGAAAAAAGGAGTTGCAATTAATACATTCGCTATTAGCCTTATCGGTTGATGCAGTTTTCTGTTCAC